ACTCCGCAATCACTCAGGAATTGCTTGAAGAATCTCTCACCGTGCGGGGTATCGAGAATGGCTTCAAGGTCCTCCCTCATTTGCTTCCGTTTACGGAGGCGGTCAATTGTAGTTAATGCTTTCTTTACCATTAAATGTTCAGTAGCTGGCCAGTGCCCTCTGGATCAGTGGACCGTGCGGTCGCGATGTCCTTGGCGGCTCCAGCGAGTCCTGGGATGTTGGCAGCCATCTGCTGCTGGGATTCGGCTTCCTCGCGCTCTTCACGCATAGCGTTCACATCCTCCTTCGGCTTAACAATCCGACGGGTGACGTTGCGCAAACGGGTGATCTCGGCGACAAGCTCGTTCTCGTCGAAGTTGTCCAGGATATCTGGCTTCGCCTGGGCCCAAGGGGCCAGGTCGTTCATCATGGCCTGGATATCAGCGACACCGCCAGAGTATTGGGCCTGCGCCGCAGGACTGGTGTAGACGATCTCCATCTCATGGCCCTTGAGCGAGTCAGGGACCTCTGGGATGAGGTTCGCCATATCGAGGTAGTCGATCTGCGCCTCAATACACGGGGCCAGGAATTCATTCTCCTGACGAGACAGGAGCGGGGCCAATTGCTGTAGCATCTGGCCACGCTCGTCCTGGATCTCCAAAATGGTCTGGCGCTCCTTCTTCTGATCCCGAATGATCTGATCCACGAAGAATGCCCGAGTGATCGCATCCTGGTCGGCGCGCAACATCTCCAAAGTAAGGTTCGGCTGACTGCCCGACAGGATCGGCTCAGGTGTCGGTGCGCCCTGTTCGCGCCAAATCATCTGACGGGAACCGTAAGAGAACGGCAACATGATCGTGTCCTCTTCCGCGCTGAGTGGTGGACTGTTCGCAATCTCGGCCGACTTGAGCAGCTCCTTGCGCATTTTGTTGACCACCTGAATCGTAGACAAGCAGTTCATGGCAGGGGAGCGGCCGTAGATTTCGCCTGCGAGCTTCGTCCAGCGAGGGACAATAAATGGGAAGTAGCTCAGATACCCCGTGCGGATCACGTCCTTCAGTTCGGGGCACCAGTAAGTAAATTTGAAAGGCTTGGAATCACCGATCTTACCGTTCGCGTGCGAGTTCGGAGCATTGTTCGGCTCGACGGAATAGATCAACTCGTAGGATCGATTGCCTTCCTTCACATCGAAGCCTTCCATGTTCACGATCTCAGGGAACCGCTGGATCATGGCCTTGGCGCGGAAGTGGCGACTGTAATACATGCAGTCCGCAACATCCTCCTCGTTCGTGTCGAACAGGGCCATGGACAAAGGAATCGCCTTATATTGGCTACCGTGCCTGCTGCGTTCGTTATATAGGACCGCTGTTCCGTAGGACCCCTGGTCCATGTAGACCTCGTGCCCTGACTCATAGAATCCTGCCTTCGGAAGGGCGAAGCTGTGGCTGACCATGTCAGACAACTGCTCAAGGAACACAAGCTCCTTGTCACTAAGCACCGAAGACGGCTTTCCCGCTGGTTTCAGATAAGCCCACCTGCGAGCCTTCGGCATCAGGTAACTGCACATGCCATTCGAGAACATGTGGTTCGCCCAGACCGCGGTATCGTCGAACTTGTTCTTCGATCCGTCCTCCTGAGCAACGCCATGCAGCGCCCGACTGGTATTGTCGAAACTGGTTCCGCTTGGGCGGACCAGGCGTTGCACGGACTCCAGCACGGGCTGGATTCCTGATCGCAACATGCGCAGTTCTTCGAGGCGGTCAGCCAGACGAAGGCGCTCGGGGGTCATCTGAAAATTAGAGGCCACTTCCTAGAGATTTCTTCTTTTTGGTGTCAGAGACAGGAGTGGTCGTCGGTTTCTTGACGCGCTGCTCCTGCGTAGGATTCACCACCTTCGCTGCCTTCTTCGCCTGCTTGATTGGTCGCTGGGCGATCGGAGCAGGGGGCGGTGGTGGAGGTGGTGGAGGCGGTGGCGGCTTAGGTGCTTTTGGCTTTGATCCCATGTCGATTAAGTAAGTTGAGTAAACGCTTCGTCGGCAAAAAAGACATTCGCCGTTCTCGATTTTTTAAATGCCTTGAAAAGCCAACGTAGTCAAGGGGATATGGCATAAGACGTGCAAAAAGAGCCCCTGCGTCCTCCGAATCACTTGCTGCATACGTCACATACCAATATGGATCACGGGTCCGTGGATCATCCGTGCAGGGGTCCCATCGGGTCTCTTCGTGGCAGAGCAGGATATACCCTGGCCCAAAGAACGTGTATCGCTTCGCCTCGGGGAAGAAACTGATGTAGTGGTCCAGCAGACGGACGAAATCGTCCCCGATGGCATGGTAGCGGACGACCGCCTGGTCCATGGGGGTCAGGCGGGTAATGGTCGGTGGTTCTTTGGACAGTATACTCATAGCGAAACCCCAACCTCCTTGTATTGGGCGTTCTTTCTGCGGGACGTGTCGGCATTGCTGTCCTTCTGCTTGAGCCCGCAGGCGGCCGTGCGCATAGCGTCGGCCCCGTGGGAGGCGGCATCGTGAACGGGGGTCTTCTTGAAGACGTTTCTTTGTGTGTCTCTCTCCTTATGATAGCTTTTCAAATGCTCAATGCCCATGTGGCAATGCTTCTCGGAGAACCAGCACTGCGGTAGAATGGTCCGTGTGGCCTCGATACCGTCCTGCACACTCATCCGCTTGACCTTCGTGAACCGAATGCCCAGCTTCCGCGCCGTCTCCAGACGGGACCGTCCAGTGCCCATCTCCCGCACAGCGATATCGTGCGGTGCGTAGTGCTTCCCATAGGACGCATCGTTCAACACGGCCCATCGGTCCAGTTCCCGCGCATAGTAGGGCAGACCCTCGCCCGAGTTCTCGATATAGTTCACGAACCGTATCTCCTTACCGAACAACTGGAAGAACCAAATACTGGTCGAGTCGTCCATGCCGAGGTCCCATGCCGTATGCACAGGCAGGCTGGGCTCCACTGGGATATCCGCGACCACCTGCTCCTTGGCATACAGGCGGCTCATGATCGACCCGTAGTAAGCCCCTTCGATCGGCGTGTGGAACGAGCACATGAACTCCGACTGGAACTTCGCCTCATTGTTCTGCTCCTTCCGAGCGGTCCGCAGGTCCTCTGGGCTCACCGCCTTGGTGTCCAGAACGCTCAAGTGACTGGAATACCAGTTCTTGTCCGCCTGGGCCCGTAGCAGGATATCGTAGAAGTGGTTCTGGCCACGAGGGGTTCCATTTGCGAGCATGAAACCTCCGTTCTCCGCAAGAATCGGATTGGTCAACTGCCAGGCGACGGGGTCGCATAGAGAATACTCTGAGAAAACGATACCAACAGGGTTAATCCCCACCAGCTTATCGGGGTTGTCCGCACCAAGTAGCTGAATCACTGAGCCATTGGTAAGATGGATCGCCATGTCCTGCTCCAGTTTACGCGCAACCAGCTCCCTTGGGATGAAATCAATGAACTTGCGTCCGCCCCCGTCCTGTCCCTGCCAGATGATACGACGGATCTGGTTGTTGAATGGACCGATGTAAAGATACAGGCCCTTCCTCTGTAAGGCCTTGACTGCCATGATGTTAATGGACGTCAAATCTTTCCCGGCCCTGCGATGCCAGGCAATGACAGCGCGAAGACCCCGCTTGTTCTGGGACATATATTTAAGTAGAGGTAGTTGATAGGGACGGGGCTTCCACCCCTGAGCTGGGACCTGGATCTTCATTAGATAAGTTCCGCGACCTCGGCGGTCGTCATGTTGTAGAATTCTTCGGGAGACTTGTTGGACTTGAGTATGTTTTTCATTCTTCCCCCTCCATCTCCTCTTGGACCACTGCATCAATGATCGCTTGGTTCGCTGGTCCAGTGGCCGCCTTGGCCGCTTTCTCGCGATTAGCAATCTGCTCAGGGGACAAGAACTCATCGTAGGCCGCATCCTCGGGCAAATCAATGGTCTCCTGGTCCTCTGCTTCCAGCATGGCCCTCGAAGTCTTCGAATAGTCCATTACCTCAATCGTCACACTGGACGACACGTCGGCCTGCACATCAATCGATTTCGGCTTCGGCGCCTGATACTCCAGCAGCTTGAGCAACAGATCCCTGCGCTTATCTGCTGGCAGGGCATTCTTCCCCGTCTTATTCTTAGCCATGTCCAACAGCTCCTTGAGCGGATTCAGGCCCGATTCCGTAATCATACCAAGGACCACCTTTCGCTGGGCCGCTGGTGTCGGAGCCTTTTCCATGGCCTCCAATAATTCCTGTGATCTCTTCTTCACTTCACGTAATCCATTCTTAGCTGCGGTGAGCTGCTTCTTCACCTGTTTATACTCCTCAACTACCTCAGGCAGTTCTTTCTCTGCCTTCTTCTTCGCACGGTGCCGTCGCACTTGGTCCCGTGTCTCCTTCTTCCTCGTCTGAGCCGACTTGTGCCCAGGCAAGGTCCTACGCTTATCCGCGAACGGATCTGCCCTTAGCGGCATGATGGCTCTCCCTTCTTCTTTCCTTAATCCTCTCCAATAGCTCAGGGCTCGATGAAACATGGTCCCAGAACCGCCTGCTATTCTTCGCATCCCTGGCAACACGCTCAGCAAACTTCTCTGGCTCCATCCAATACTCCCCATCCCTGGCCGATGCCTGATACCTATAGAACACCTTCCCGTCTTCTCTCACTTCCCCTCTCTTCCGTCTCTTTTCCATGCCGTTCAACATGGTATCTGGCACGAGCTTGTCAACATTATCTGACAGGAAGGCAAAACTAGGGGGTTCACCCCAGACATTGTCTGAATTTGGTTCAGTATGCGCAGTGTTGGTTCACTTTTTTTAGAGGACTGAGCGTAACTCGCTGTAGCTTTTTAGCGGGTTGAGCAGGATTATGTTCAAAAAGTCAGAATTTGGCTGGGTATTTTTTTTTTTTATTTTGACTGAAAGTAGTGTGAAAAGTGAACATCTCTCGTCTCAGGCCTTTAATTGTATAGTGCTAGCAATGGTCAACCGTTAGAAAAAAGTGAACAAGTTCTGCACATAGTGAACCAAAAGAACATTATTTAGCCAGAAACACCCTAATTTCTCTCTAGGGTGAATACCCCAGTCTCTCAGGATACGACGTGAATATGGCTCAAAAGATACGCGACCTACCAATGATCCGACGATACGATGGCCCATTGGACAATGTTTATGGGCAGAATTGAAAAATTGGATGACTGGGATGTTGACATTGGTCCATATCCAAAGAAACTAAATATATGACAGAAGAGGAGAGATTGGAAAGAAATAGGAAACACAGAGAGTGGACGCATAGAACAGGCAGGTGCGCTCCCAGGAAGCCGAAGCTCACTACTGAGGAGAAGCAGGAGAAAAAGAGAAAATACAGACGGGAGAATAGGGAGCGTATAAATGCTTACTATAGGAACCGCAGAAAGACAGATCCTCAGTATTGCATGAAACGAAGACTCCGCCGCAGAGC